GGAAGATGCTCCAAAAACGCAAGGAAAATCCCGGTGTGGAAGATTCGAAGGGCAATTTCAATTATGACGAAAAAAGCCTCGATCCGAAGGATTTCATGGCCTTCACCGTGTTCAATCCCCGTGCCTTCGAGCAAATCTGGCGCAAGTGGCAGCCGAAAGGCAACCTCGTGTTCGCAGAGCTACCACCCGAAGCCCAGAATGCGCTGTTGGCCGAACTGGCCAAACAGGTACAGTTCGAATTAGGTGACCATTACATCAACGGCGAATACGGAGACGATGATGACCATCTGTTTAACGGTATCCTCACCCAAATGGCCAAAGATACGGAACTCATCATCGTGGACAGCGAGGAAACAACCATGCTCGGCAAGTTGAAAGCCGTTCGGAGCGCTATCCCCAAAGCAATCCGCAACAACCCGAACCTGCGTATTATCATGAGTATCGATGATTTCGACAAGTACGATGACGAGTTGACGGAACGAGAGGCCAAAAACGCCAGCGAGACGGACGTCAATGCCAGACGTTACAAGGGTATCGCCATCGAGACTTTGGCTGCATGGCCCGACGATCTGATTGTGGCCACGTTGTGTTCGATGGGCGCAGACGGAAACCTGTTCGCCGCCGTCAATCTGCAAGACGATGAGAATGTCATTCAGATAGACAAGATTTCCAATGCCAGCGAGTTGTACTTCTTCAAGATGCTGATGAAGGCTGATACCAATATCGCTTTCGGGGAGGAGACCGTGGTTTTGGACAGCCGCAAAAGTCCCGTATTTCAGCCGACTGCAAAAACCATTTCTGCCGACCCAACCACGGTGGCTATTCCGGCAGAGGGTGGCAGCAAGGAAGTGACCGTAACAGCCAGCGGTGAATACACCGTAGGCGCCGCTCCGGCCGGTTTTGAGGTAGAAGAAACCGAAACCGGTGTGACCATTTCGGCAGAGGCCAATGACACGGGCAATGCGAAAAGTGGGACTCTGACCATTACCCTGAATGCCGACAACTCGAAAACCGCTAAGATAACCATCTCGCAAGCCAAACAAGGAGCATAAGTCATGGGAAAGTTGAAATATCTGGTACTGCATTGCACCGCCACCCCCGAAGGGCGTGAGGTGACAGCTGACGAGATACGTCGCTGGCACACCTCCGCACCCCCTGTCGGGAGGGGTTGGAAGCAGGTAGGATACACCGATATGATACACCTCGACGGCCGTGTGGAGAGGCTGGTGGACAACAACGAGGATGCGCAGGTCGATTCATGGGAGATTACCAACGGGGCAAAAGGGTACAACACGACAGCTCGGCACGTTGTGTACGTGGGCGGTGTCGCCGCCGACGGCAAGACCCCCGTGGACACCCGCACCCTCGCACAGCGGAAAGCGATGGAAACCTACGTAAAGGATTTTCATCGTCGCTTCCCCGACGTGGAGATTGTCGGCCACAACCAGCTGGCGGCGAAAGCCTGCCCCTCGTTCAACGTGCAGACTTGGTTGAAATCAATAGGAATAAACCCATAAAAAGAAGAATGAAATGAAAAAGTTGATTTGTTTTTTCATGCTGATACTCGTGTTTGTATCAGCCGCATTTGCCCAAACGGGCGATGTATCCACCGGTACAGATTATGACAGCATGATCGCCACTTTTGCCGGATTTGCCGGTTGTGTGGTATTGCTGACGGAAGGTATCAAAGCCCTGTTTCCCAAGATGAACGGACTGCTTACCCAGCTTGTCAGTTGGTGTGTCGGTATGGCGGCCGCCATGTTGCTATGGTGGCTTGATGCCGGATTCGTATCGGACGTCCAATGGTATATCGCCCTGCTTTACGGTTTAGGAGCCTCCTTCGTGGCGAACGGGATTGCGGACACGGGACTGGTTCAATGGCTTATCGGCCTTATCGCTAAAAAGTCGGGAAGCAAGTCATAAACAGGTAGTCCTATGGAGCTCAGTGAATTTTTGAACATCGCACTGGGTGGCGGTTTGCTGGCAACCATTATCGGCCTGTTGACCTTAAAGTCTACCGTCCGCAAGGCCGGTTCCGAAGCTGAAATGGCGAAAGCGGAGGCCGAGGCGGTGCGAATAGACAACGCTGAGCACGCCACCCGCATATTGATGGAGAACATCGTAAAACCTTTGAAAGATGAGTTTAACGAGACAAAGAAAGAGTTGGCACGTAACACGCGTGAGATGGCTCGCCTTCGCAAAGCCATCGATACCGCTAACAGTTGCAAACATCGCGATACTTGTCCTGTGCTTAACCGCCTGCACGAGCACCCGAAAGGCAACGCAGGAGAAGATCCGGGAGGAACTGACCCGGTCGGACAGTTCGACCAGCGAAGTCCTCCGGATACGGACGGAAACGGTCCCGGGGTCGGAGATTAGGCTGGTCATACCGGCGGACAGCCTGATGAAACTACCTCCGACGGCATCGTACGGCGGACGGAGCGGCCGGACGAATGTGGCGGTTAACCGCAAGGGAGATACGATTATTGTGCATGCCTCTTGCGACAGCCTGCAGCGACAGTGTGAGTATTACGAGAAATCCTCCTCGGTATGGCGCGAGCGCTATGAAGGCATGGCCGACCTGTACGAAGCGGAATTAAAACAGCGTTCGAACCCCGTTAAAACCTTTTTCACAGGGCTCGTCGCCGGGATAGCGATAACGATATTAGGAATGATAATCATCAAAAACAAATTGAAGAATGGCAACTAAGAAATTCATATACGGCATAGCCGTCGTAAAGTTTAATCAAAAGGAAATCGGCTACATCGAAAAAGGCAGTTGGGACTGGGGCGGCACAAAGGCCGAGAGTACGGACATCGAGGCCGAGCAGGTCCCCGATGCCCCGGTACTGACGATGGCCAACAAGAACGCGACCATCGCGCCGACGTTCAACCTCATTCAGCTGGATTACGAGAATATACAAGCCGTACTGGGCGGCACGCTGGTAGGAACCTCCGGGTCGTACACCGGCTGGAAAGCTCCCACCGACTTGGTAGAGCTTCGCGGCCCGTGGGAAATCAAGTTCGTCTCAGGTCAGACGATGAAGATCCCCAACGGTACTATCATGGCCAACTTGGGCGGCAAGCTGACGCTGACCGATTTTTACGATCAGCTGCAGAAAATGAAAAACATGGGCTCGATGGAGGAAATGCTCGGCATGCTGCCGGGTGTGGACGCAAAAGCCCTCGCCGGTGCAAAGATCGACGAAAAGCAGATGGCGCATACCGAAGCCATCATCCAGTCTATGACCCCGAAGGAGAGAGATAATCCCTCCATCATCAACTACTCCCGCAAGAAGCGCATTGCAAACGGCTGCGGACTGTCGGTCGAGCAGGTCAACAAGCTGCTCAAGCAGTTTGAGGCCATGCAGAAGATGACCAAGCAGCTTACCAGCATGGCACGCAGCAAGGGCAAAAAGCGCCGCGGCTTCCCGGGACTGGGCAACTTCAAGCTGCCGTTTTAATCGCTATTCGTTTGTAAAGTAAATTTACAATAGATAAATTTCTATAACAGGAGGTGAAATTTCAATGGTAAAGATCAGACTGCGTCGCATGGGCGCTAAGAAGACTCCGTTCTACCGCATCGTTGTCGCTGATTCCCGTTACCCGCGTGACGGTCGTTTCATCGAGGAGATCGGCACTTACAATCCGCTGGCAGAGCCGGCTGTTGTCAACGTAAACGCTGACCGCGCTCAGGAGTGGATCAAGAACGGCGCTCAGCCGACCGATACCGTTCGCGGTATCCTGAAGAAGGCCGGTGTGCTGAATTGAGTGAGGTCGTCGAAATGAAAGAGTTACTGACTTATATAGTCGAAAATCTGGTTTCCGATCCGGCTGCGATTGCCATTACTGAGGAGATCGACGGCGATAACATTACCTACTCGCTGCGTGTAGCACCGGGAGATATGGGTCGCGTTATCGGTCGCCACGGC